AACATTTTCAAGAATCGCCTTTGCTTCTTCTGTCTTTAATTCCGGAAGTTGAATGGAGTCTAATGTCCTAACGAGTTCCAATAGCTTTTCTTTGTCCGGCAACAAAGAGGCTACCATGCTTCGATGTTGTTCCTCTTTTTTTACCTTTTCTTCTTGTTGCTTCTTCATCTCTAACTCGGTCGAAAGCGCCTTATTCTCGTTAGCCAAGACTTCATTTTCAGCTTTAATTTTTGCTCTTTCAGACTCCGCTTCTTGTTCTTTTGCGATACGTTCCTCGTTATCTTTCTTCTCTTTTTCCGCCTTCGCTTCTGACGCGGACTTTGATGACAAAACGAGATCTTGAAACGCAGACTCAGTCATGTTCACCAAATCGAAATATGCAACGTTCTCCACGTATGGAGCGAGTTTAGGAATTCGTTCATCTCTCAATTTTTGGATTCGTTTAGCTTCCTCGATCTCAACGAACTTCTCCTGTGCTTCGTAATAAGTTTCGAGCGGTTCGATTTTCTCATTGATGATTTTCGCTATCGAATCAATCGCTTTTCCTTTTTGAAGTGAATCTTGTTTCAATCTCTTTCGAGTGTGTTCTGCATTGACTCTGATTTTTTTCAGGGTTAGTCTTGCTTCCTTCGCGGCCTTCATTTCCTTCGTTTGCGAAGCATCCGTGACAAGTAGTTCCGTCTTACGACTTTCCCATTCATCGGCTTGAGAAAGAAATTCCACGAAACTTTTCGTGAGGGACTGTCTCGTTTCCGGTTCTAAATCGACGAACTTCTCAACGAGAGATACGATAGGATTTTCTGCGTTTTCGATAATTGATAATGTAGTTTCCATCAGATTGCCTCGTGACTCGCTTCGTGTAAGCGGTCCTCTTGTATAATCTTTCTCACTCGATCGACATCTTCATCAGCTCTTGAAGCGATCCTCTCGATTATCCAATCTTCGGTCATCATTTCCCTTTCTTCGATATATTCGTCCCAAAGATTGAGGATGTGAAATCTACTAACTCTTCCACTCATGCGGCTTCAAACCTCCAAATGGTTCTTGCGATTTCCTTTTCTTCTTCATCCCACATGAAATCGTCATAGTTTGGAAAAACGAACTCTATCATTTCATCTTTTGAATCTGATTTCATGATGAGCTTTCTAATCGCTCTGGCGGCCATTCTATACTCGTCTACAATCGGCTGGACTTCGTTGAGCTTTATCTCGAAGCAACGTATTCCCTGATGAGATTTGTTTTGAGTAGGTTTCGAAAGGTAGACGATTTCCGCGTCCCTACCAGTCGCGACGCATTGAAGGGCGACCTGTCTCTTGACTGAGTTTTTCATTTCAGACGGAATCGCCTTGGACGTTTTTAGCTCTACAATTCCCGTTTCCGGAAGGAAGTCGATGTAACCGATCGCCGGAATTTCTATTCCTAAATCGAACTCAAATCTCTTTTGAAAAACCGCTTTCGGAATCTTACTGAAATACTCATATCCGGAACGGATGGAAGGCTCGATAAAGGAAAATTCCTTCTCGCGCTTCTCGGAATATTTCTCAGAGACCGCTCCTTCTTTACTCTTAAGATACATTTCTTCCGATTGGTTGAATACGTTAAACCCGGACGCGATTGCCTGATCTATGGAAAAGGGCAAACCGATTTCATTAGAAAGCACGAGGTTTTTTATTGCGTTTTCGATCGCAAGACCGCGCCACATAGATGGTCCAGTAGTTTTGTGTTTGAGAATATATTTCATAACCCATTTGGCTGGGCTGTTTATATATTCGTTAAGTGAGGACGCGGAGAGATGCTCGATCCCGTATTGGTCCAGCTTTTCACGAAATTCGTTTGATTGAGCCACTTTTAAATACATAGGTTTTCCTTTCTTAGGTTGAATTTAATTTTGATTCGGATCGAGAGCTTTCAAAGAAGCGTTGAACTCATCGACGCCGTCTTGGAAAAGTTTGCCCTTCCCCGCCTTCTCGAACTCGGGTTTCATTTCGATCCATAGCTTTTTAAAGTTTTGAATTTTCTGAACGCGAGTTTCTTTTGATTCCTCGCCATTTGTAAGAAGGCGGTCCAACCAGCGTTTTGTATTTGAGAGTCGGTCTTCTAAAGATTGAACACCTTTTGAATCCGGAGCTGACATCTTTGATTGAGGATTCGGAACCTGTCCATCAGTTTCCTTTTTAGGCGATTCCGACTTCGGAGCGACTTTGGTCGACGTAGATCTATCTGAAGCCGAATCATCCGTTTCCACATCTTCGTCTATATCCTGTGTGAAAATATCTGAGGCGGCCGTTGCGGTCAGAGTGCCGTCTACGAGAGATCTTTTCTTTGCCATTTTTAGACAGGTATTGTAAACGTCGGCTATATCCGGGTTTTCGGTTGAGATTTCGCTAATAGCCAACACCCATTTTCCCTGATCGTTCTTTGCCTTATCGAACCCTTTAAGAAGTTTTTTGTCTCTCGTATCCCAATATTCCTTGGGAACCGGTTCATTTGTAAGAGTCTTCTTGCTTCGATACCGATACTTCTTTTCCATCGTCGTACAACTACCGACTCCGCACCCGAGGAACTTACCCGTCTCAATGGAATAGAGCGAGGTCGTGACAGTGTATTCACGATGACCATTAGGCAGGTCTTCTTTTATGATCTCGAATTTCGTTGCAATTCGAAAGATGAAAGTTAACTTCTCCGCTCCTGATTTGCTCAATGCGTATTTTTCAGAACCCGAGATCTTGTGATAATGCTCTCCCGCCTTCATTACATTTTTCATCACTCGCTTCACGACTTCTACGTTCGTAAGCAATGAATTAACCTTTTCGTCCACAGTCCTTGATTCAACATCTCCGTGAACGAGAGAGAGTTGAATCGGTTCTTCTTTTATTGCGGCGGCAACGTTTGAACTCATCATGCTACCACCACAATTCTGTAAGATTTCTTGATATCTGCGATCAGTCGTTCCGTTTGATTTTCGATATCAACCAGAGCTTTGTCGCGTTCCAAGATTTGATTTTCGAGATACTTAATTTTTCTTCGGCAGGCTTTGTAAGCTGAACGGATTCGGAATCTCGATTCCTTTATACTCCGCTTTCTCTTCTCTTCGAAGAGCCAGTCGCAAACTTGCTGAACATCCTGATGAAGCAATTCCAACCCATCGATCCTTGCTGAAGACTTTACGATAGATTTTAAACTTTGCATTTGAAGATCTGCGTCCATAATCATGCGGCCTCCGTTGATTCCGGAAGGACGTGTTCGTTTCTGAACATTGCTTCTTCGAGTTCGTCTGTAAGTCCTTCCGTTCTGAGAATGCTTAGTTGCTCTTCTTCGGAAGGAGTGTAATTGTTTACAAGCGCGAACGCTTGAAACGCCAAGTGGGCTCTCAAACCCAACGTTGCGACTATCGTGTTTCGATTCATCGTTTACTCTCCGTTTAAAATTTGGTTGACTGTGGTGGGAATTGCCGTAAACAGAGAGTTGCAATTCGACTGTTTACAAACAGGGCCGCCCGCAAAGGCGGCTTTTTGATTCCCGGTATTCTATTCGCTTCTTGCTTTCTTCCTTAACTTGCGAGCGCTCGGTCGAGGAGCGTTTCCTTACTCCTCTCTTTCCGGAGATCGAACGGAGAAAGCTGGTGATCGATCCCGAGTTTGTCCAGATCCTTGATGACGGCCTCGTTCCCGGTTCTACTGTAAACTGTATTCCGGTAAGTCCCCGGACCGACTCGGATCGCGGCCGCTCGCTCTATTACCGTATGTCCAAGATCCTCAAGCAGCCGCACGATTCTGCGTCCGTTGGCCTTATCCGACATAAGTTCTTCTTCGGTTTTAGGTTGCATTGATTCGGTATCCCTTGTTTAGTACACCGTCGGTAAAACGACGGCGACAACAAAGATGACCATATATTAGGCTACCTAATATTTCAACTAAAAAATTAGGCTATTGAATATTTATTTTGAAACCAGAAGAGAGAATCGAAAAGGCTTTAGAGTATTTAAAGCAAGTGAAAGGACTGACTCAGAGCAAAGTTGCGGCTATCCTGCGGCTTTCAGGTGCCACTATTACCAATTTGAAAAAAGGTGACATTGAACTTACGGAAAAAATGTCGGATGCTTGGGAGTATAAGCTTGGAATTTCGAGCGAATGGCTTCAGCGAGAAATAGGCGAAATGGTCATTCCGAATTTCGCGTTCACTACAGAAGAAAAATTAGACATATTGGAAAAAGCAGAATCGCGTCTTCAGAAAATAGAATCGCTTCCTGGTGCAACTGACATGATAGATGGATATATTGATTTATCTGAAAAAGATCGAGAAGCAGTAAATATGTTGGTGAAACATTTCAAAAATAAACTATTTTAAGCCGATGTGATTCTTCGCGAAGACCTTTCCATTCAAAAAAATTATGGTTAGGTTTGAGCCGTCTGGATTCCTCCAACTTAGCCCGATTGAAGTATAACCGTCTACTTCCGAAGATAGCTCCTCCTCGCCGTCCTTTCCTAAATACAAAGTAACTTCCTCAATCGTCATTCCGGTAGTTATATAATGATAATCTTTTATATTTATTTTTTTACTTCCTAAGTTCATCACATGCTTATAAAGCAGAGGACTTCTTATTTGTTGTAAGTCTATTTCGATATTGCACAAAGCATTTTGACCTGATTGAAGTGACCATTCGGCAATCAAATTGTTTCTTCGAGCTTCCAATACTTTCGCAAACGGAATCTTAAACCGATTCCTATACATTGGAAACGTGCCTATCTCGGTTATCAAAGTTAAATTCTTATTATCAAGCTCGGAAGATTTTGGTAGGTTAACTTGTAGTTCAATGTTGCCGCGCGATTCAATAGCTTCAAACGTACATTTAGAATCGTTATCAAATGAGAAAATGTTTAGCGCCAACATAAGAAGCGAAGTTACTAAAAGTTTTTTTCTCACTTGATCCTATGCCCGAATCTTTCCGTTATTTTTTTTGCGCGAATACTTGGGTTTAGATTCTTAGATTTTCTGAGGTAATAATCATCGAAAAGCATTCCTATTGTTACATTCAACTTACTGTCCTCTAATCTTAGATTATATCCAATCGGATCTAAGACATGATAAAGCGAAAGCATGAACCCTGTCGACAATCGACTTAAAAAAGGAAGATAATCCCCTTCTAATTTTCGTTCACGTATTTCAAAAACATCATAATGTAAAATAGCAATTGCCCAAAGTAAAGAGAACGGAACGAAGCCAAACGCAGATTTTGAAGCATAGAAAAATCCGAGAAGTGGAAGGACGTAAACACAGATTATCGAAACGATCAATGCAAGAACTGTTCCCAGTGCGAGAAGGAAAGCACGAACTCGTAAATCCCCTCTTCTCCTGAAAACTGAGCTTACCATAATATAGCATGAATACGCTATAAAGAAAGCACAGTAAGCAATTATTAAATGATAATTTATAGTGGGTTTGTATGAGAACTTTTCCGGATCTTTTATCTCGACGGCGTTGCAAAAAAAAGCAGAACCAAGAAGATAGATTAGAATTCCATAATTGATTGTTTTGTTCTGAAGATTTTGGATATTTTTCTCTGGAGTAAAAAGAGACGTTACAATTCCAAAAAGGCAAAACGGAACACAAAGAATTGGAAGAAGAGTCCAGTTCAATGCTAACTCTCGGTATTCGTCCGAAAGTAGCACACGAAAACCATGAAAAAACATCCAAGTTGAAAGGAAAAAACAAAGCCAGAAGAATTTCTTTTGAATATCCTTTGCCGGAGTAATTCTCCGTACATACCAACCTAATCCCATCAAGAAACAACCGATTGCAACGTTATATATATTTGTAGATTCCATGATAAAAGTACAGATATTACTACAATTTTGACGCAATTTTTTGTAAAGTTTCTTTTCCCAACTCTATAACCTGAAAAGTAGACTGTTCGTTTAACAAATTAAAGCCCGGAAAAAAAACTGGTCCTGGATACTTTTTGGAAAGAACTGAGCCCTCTTTCAGATAGAGTTTCTCTATTCCTTTAAGAGTGGGATTATACATCCCATAAACCTTTCTGTAGCCTTTCTCAGCGCAATATTTTGCGACCGTCCGGAAAAGAATTTTAACTGTTCTCCAGCCTAATTGAGATAACTGAAAAGCTACTGCGTTCCAATCTGCAACGTTCTTTTCAATCACCGCATATCGCCTTTTCGGTATTCCCTTTTTCTTGTATGTTTTTTCGTCATAAATGCACGCAACTTCTAAAGGAATGAAATTGTTCGGTTTCTTTTCGATAATCCTCATCGCGGCAAGAATTTCTCCGAAATCATCCACATAAAACCAAGTTGACCATGGATCATAATTTATATTTTTCCATTCCGAATCCGAATATCCAGCTTCCCGATAAATCTTTGTAACGAAGGATTTAACTCTTTTCAATTCTGCGGGATGTTCTGTTCCAAAAATCATTTTAACAACAATTTTTTCCTTACTCTGATCCGGCTTTGTTTCCAACACGTTCGACATAATATAATTATGTCGCATTATAGTCCAAATTGTTCAATTAGAATATTAGGGAAATTGGATATTTAGGGGGATTTTTTCGGACCAACTCTGGGCCATGATCAGGAGAAAAGGTGTCAATTGCGCAGTTGATCGAGAATCAGGCCAAGGCGTGGGAGGCACTTAGGAATAAACGGTTCAAAATTAATGATTTTTAATATTTGACTAACCTTCGTCGGATGAATCTTTTACTTGCTTTAGGTATGCACCAAAACCGAAGCCACCAGCCAAGCCAGAAATAAAAGTCAATGTGGAGGTAAAGACAGTCGTTGCATACGGGTGGTTAATAACCAACAAAGCGAATGCTCCAACTACCATCAGAATCACCAAAGTAGCTGAGATGATCAAAGCTATCATTTTTCGATGATCGTTAGGTCTCTGCGCTTTAATAAGCATTTCTAATTTCTTTGTTTCCTCAGCATGCGCCGACTTAGAAAAATCTATTCGCGCAAGTTGGACTTCCTTATCGTTATCTGCTTTTCTAATTTCGATCGTTTGATGAGAATTGATTTCGAGCGTTTTGACTTCGAGTGCCTTCTTTTGTTGCTCCACGAGTTCCCGCATAGCTCCGATCACTTCTTCAGGTGGAAGAAATTGCCCCTCTCTTCCACCCTTGTTTTTGTCTTCATGCGAGTTGCTCACTTGAAGACCTTGTGCCCCTTGATTTCTCCGAGCAACCTATTTTCAATATTCGAGTATTTCATTATGAGTTTCTCACTAAAGCTTTCGTGCGTCATAGATACTACTCGGAATTTGGATAGTTCATCTACAGGAATAACGAAGTGAAGCTCATCAGGAAGTTCGGCGTATCGTTGGTTTAATTCATTCATTGCTTCACGTGCGGATGAAATAGCTTTATCAACACGCAGAGCCTTGCCCACTATAATCCTTTCGTCTATTTTCATGTCGTTCAGATTCCTTAGTTCCCCTTTTCTATTTATCGGACCGAAGATTACTTACTTTCAGACCTAAAATCCAACCTTTTTTGTACAAGTTGGTAAAAACTAATCTCGATTTCACAAGGAATATTATATCACGAATTTCAGCGAGCAAAATCGTGTTTCGGTCCGAACTGCCTAAGAAGGGATTATGTCACATTTTTACACCCATTCCTTTCGCTTTTTCATTTTTCTCAAAATTCCGCTTTCCGCTTTCAGAGCAGTTTTTATTTTTCCTTAAAATGAAAATGCAAATCGTTAAAATTGGCCGCGCAATAATAATCTGCTTCATCGCTCATAAAGGCGGTGTCGGGAAAACCACTTTGGCGATGGGATTAGGCCAAGCCCTCATTGCCCTCGGAAGGAAAGTTCTATTGATGGACCTCGAAGAAAACAATAATTTATCCGACGTCTGCTTATATTCGCATCCGGACTATCCGAAACTCCTTCCTCGTAAAAATTGGTATACTGCCTTATCTGGAGCGCATTCTCTAAAAGAAGTCATATGGACCGACCTAAGGCACGGCTTTGATCTAATTCCCACAGTGGGCTTAACTGAAGCATCCAACGGCATGTTCCGTGGCGACCCCTCTTTAGGAATAAGATTGGAGCAGGAAATTCATGAATTACCGTATGACTTTATCCTCATGGATCTTAGTCCGCTAATAAACGGCATAACTGAATTTGCTCTTCGAGTTTCCGATTTAGTCCTCGCGCCTGTCGAATTCGACACACAGGGACTTAGTGGAATTACTCGTTTATTGAATCACTATTCGAAGGTTGATCCTTCCCTGATTAAACCGCTCCGGGTTATCCGAAATAACATCACCGCGAAGAAAGAAGAATCTCTTAAGCGTTCTATAAAAAATAACGGACTGGCGACCTACGACACTATTATTTACAAAAGCGAGTCCCTTCTGAATGCTAAAAATGCCAAGGAGCCGTTCTCAACTAAGAGCCAAAGTTTTGAATACTTCACGGAGCTTGCGAAGGAAATTCTTAGCGAGGTTGCATAAGCTTGAAAAAACTCAAACAAAGTGAACGAATCGAAAACGCTATGTCTCAGCCGCATGCAGGGACGGAACTCGAAATCATCCAAACGAATGATTCGTTGGCAATCGAAGATCCAGTTGCAAAAAAAATATTTAGCCTAATCGACTCCGCTGATAATCAGACCAAATCAGTGATGAGAACCTATATCGCTATGGGTAAAGTTCTTCTTGAACACAAGGCGGCAGTTGGGCATGGCCGCTTCCGTAAGTGGTTTGATAAACATATAGGACCGGAATCCGGCAACCCGAAATCCTTTTCCTATATGATGGGAACTCGCTACATGGAGATAGCCGCAAACGAAGAAGAAGCGCTATCCATGGAGCAAACATCACTTCGTAAACTTTTAGTACATCTAAAGGAAAAGAAGGCGACTTTAAAGAAAGAGAAAAATATAAACGAAGATTCACCGAAGGCCCGGAGATTAAGAGCGGAAACCTTACGCAGTAAAAAAAAGAATGGGGAAGCAATTACAGCGGAGGAATCACTTTTCGTTTTTGAATACTTGGTCGAATTTCAAAAGGAAAAGGAAACAAGATTTTCCTTAGAGATGAAAGAGCTTCAGGACGAAATAGATATCTTTTCCCCAGATCAAAAATAACACGCGTGTTATTTTTCTATACGGAACTTTTTTAAATCAAATTTAAAAAATGTGTACCCAAAATCATACACCTGTTTTATCGTACCGTATAGATCTCCTCAGAGATCGCCCGTTTGAGATCAAAAGCCTGTGTGGATGTGAGAGTCCCGCAGGCTGTCTTCCTCAAAAGATTCCAATAATAAAACTATGTCTCTTTATTTTTCTTGACAGTTTTCCACTGTACAAATCTAGTCCTGTACATTCTTAGGTGACATAACTAAGAACGGTCACTCTCACAATAGGCCGATGATCTCAAACGTGGACCATTCCTAAAGGCTCCAAGCATAGCGCATGTTCCCGTTTCGAAAAAGTAGGGTAAACTATTTTACCGTGCGCGCCCGAAGTATGTCCGCACCGTAAGACAGGAAACGAACGTGGAAGAAATCGACTACGCTCATGCCGATAACATACCCGGCGTGATCAAAAAATTAAATCTTTCAAGAGGTCTTAGAGACCTTCTTTCTAAAATCACTCACCTCGATATCGGAGGAAGAAAGATGGGGAAGGGTGGGTGCTTCGCGACAAACAAATCGTTGGGTGAAGAATGCGGCTTTGCGGAAGAGACGGTCGCAAAGTATGTCCGGCGACTTCGCCAACTCGGGTTTATAGAAGCCGGAAAATTTCACGGCCACTACAGGATTTTAAACTCAGCACTTCATGATGCAGTGATTGAAGAAACAATGTTCCGCAGAAAGAGCAGCGCCCAGGGTAAGAATCCGGGGCAGGGTAGTGTAAAAATCCCAGCCTCCCCCGGGCAATCGAGATCTCACGCCCCGGATAAACGTCTCCGGTCTTGTACTCTTCTTACTAAAGAAAAAAATAAAAAATTCACATACAAGGGTGCAACGTTCGACGAAAGCTCTAAGGACTGGCAAAAGTTTTTGGTTTGGTCGAAAGAACGTTTAAGCAAGTCGACCCTGCATATTCTAAATGCCGTGACCGTTTATTTTGATGGATCGGATCTGAATATAAAAACGTCTCTTCCAGATTCCATCGAGTTGCTCATTGCTAAATATTTCACGGAAGACCATCCGAAGAAATTTTCTATCAAATTTAGTGAAACGATTACAGAAGAAAACATCAAGAGCAGAGAAATAGAAAGAAATGTATCAACAGAGAAAAAAGCAAAGATCCCGGTATCAGGACTTATGACTGAGGAGGAGATCAGGCAAACACTTCTTGAACTGCAGAGAATTAAGGAGAACGAGACTAACGTTCTACGACGAGGAAGAATTGCGGCTTAAGTAGGATTCGAAAATAGTCCCATTTGTGAGCCGGGAACTTCAATTTCTTGAACGGATATTTCATCGGATAGATAGCCTTTGCAGAATTGGAAGAAAGAATCTTCAGAGTAGTTTAGATTGCCGAGCCATGAATCCCAATATTCTGGTCGCACGAGACAAGGCTGTCGAAATCGATTTTCTCCGTGATTGTGAATTTGTCTCATAAGTGAGTTCGCTTCCTGAGTGATAATCGTGACCCAACGTATAGGATCAGAGTTTTCTTCGGGCTGAAAAGAACCGGCGATGCCGGCCATGTAGGCTATAGGAAAATCTTTGAACCAGATGGAATGTGGTTTTTTCAGACCGCTTTCTTCTTTGAACTCGAAAAAATTTGTAATGGGAATTAAGACTCTATTATTTGAAAATCGAGACCAGAAACCTTTTATATTCTCGATTCGAGTATTGGTTATGACTGCACTGGTTCCGGACTTTGGTAAGCCCCATTGAAAAGAATTTAATTTTTCAATTCCGGATTTTGCCCTGTAAACGACTTCGATCTGTTGTTTGGGAAATCGTTCGACTGCTGATTTCATAAGCTCGTAACGAACTGCCACGTCAAAATCGCGAGTAGGGGGATCGAAATTAGGACGGATCCATCGTTGCGTTCCATCTGCGTGCGTAACTATTTGAGCGAATTTATTGCACATTATTTTAAATAAGTCTCAGCGTAAGACACTTCGTGCGTAGCGTCATATTCAAGATATATGCAGACCAATTGAATAGATCAGGGACCATCTCCAAGGCTACAAGTTCTATCTCTTCGGGATCATACCACAATTCGGCTTTTAAATCATCCAAAAGAATTCTAAGCGCCGTATTTGAAATGTTTAAGTTCCCCTTTCTTCCGTTTTCAGGAAAGCCATTTGAGCCAAGCGAGAAAGAAAGATTCATGATTTTAATTTTCGCAGACCGACCGAAAATTATTCTCCCATCGGGCAAGATCTCTCCCCCTTTTGAGAGCAGGAACTCGAAACTGTATTGAAACTTTTTCTTGTGAACTATCATACAGAAATTGAAGTCGCATTAATAACATATCTAAACAAATGTATATGTAAAGAAATTTTACAATTCCGATGATGCTAATTTAATAAGTTCGGGATATGCCACTTCCGATAATGCCTTTTATGTCTCAAAAATGAACAAACGTTCATTTTTGTCTATTCTCAATAGATTTAAGTTTTTCGAATAAAATTTTTTGAACTTTCTCGAGATTTGATTCCGCATCGCCGATCAGATCCCTGACATCCGCGTCATTCTTAGGGATATAAAGCGCGCCTATCGAATTTAGTATCGATTTCAAAATTCCAAGCTTATATGCTAAATCAAAAACTTGGGGATCCAGGGGGTCTGAATCAGAGCTCATAGGAACATCTCCACGGAAACCTGGAAGATTGAAGCCAGTTTCTTTGCAGTGTCCTTACCAATAGGGCGCTTTCCGGATTCCATTTCGGAAATATGGGAGCGTCCAACACCGCCCAACTTTTCGCCAAGAGCCGATTGAGAAAGGCCCATGATTGATCGATAGGTTTTCATGTGATTCCCCGGTGTAGCGAGTTTTCCATATTTCTTCCAGAATTCCCCTTCTCTAAAAGGAACGGCTTCGTCCTCTTGGATTTTAAGGTCCTTTCCAAATTCATCTTTCAAAACCTTCAAAAGTTTTTTTGAAATGTCCCCTTTGATATCAATTTCAATACGGGGCGTTTTCGCGACTACCTGCATAATATACCTCTATTTCAATCGAGCCATTTCGACTCGTCCAACATGCTACCCATTTTCGAGAAAGATGACAATGATACTTGTCTTTTCCCAAAGCGGAAAAATTCGGCCAATTTTTTCGAATCGGGCCAAGGGCTTCGAGCTCTATAAGTAAGGAAAGATATTTATTCCTTTCCTGCTTTGGCATCTTCAATGCACTCTTTGAAGCCGAACTTCTCTCCGAAACCAAAAACTTCATTACGCAAATGTTCCCATAATCGGGAACATTTGTCAAGAAAAAAAATGGAAATCTATTCCTTGAATACTTGCAATTCTTTCGATGCGGAAGATCCTTTCCGATCATGCAAAAATACTCACCTGAAATAGAGATTTCAATCTCCGAGCTCGAACCGTATCGCCTGCCAATCAAAAGAAAGAGGAAGATTTCACAGGATAAAGTGGGAACTCTTCCAGATGATATTCTTAAAAACGGTCTTTTGAACGCCATTGTCATCAGTTCGAAAAGAAATGATCGGGGCAAGTATGTGATTTACGCCGGCGACCGCAGAACAAGCGCTCACGAGGCGTTAGTAAAAAGGGGTCTTTCGGAATTCAAAAAAATCCGTTCGAAAAAGCTCCTTAACGACGACGACAAAAGGGCGGTTCGAAGGGAAGTCTACGGAACGAATAACGATCGGGATAATTGGGCTGAAGAAGATTTAGTTGAGATTCTTTCCTTGGAGTACCCGAAAGAAAGATTCATGCAAAAACTTGCCGGAGCTCCGACGATAGGAAAGGAAAAAATTATTCCGCTTGCCGATGAGATTGCGGAAGATTGGGTAATGTCAAAGCGGACGGCCTATCGTTACATCAAACGGGTCATTGAATCGAAAGGCTGGACCAGAGAGAAAAAGAAAGCTCCTTACCCCCTACTCGGAACAAACGAATTCAAATCAGCCTCCATCAGAGCAAAAGAATACATTGCCGCTGAGAAAAAATTAACGGCCGCACAAAAAGCAATCGATGACGTTTGGAAAGATGTTCTGGATCCTAAAACCAAAATCTTAAACAAAAATGAATTTCTTGCTTTCGTGGAGGATTTTAAAAAAGGAAAGGCTCGTCATTTGTAACGCATACAAACGACAAGTCTTATTTTTGTCAGGTGGCAAAATTACCGAATAGATCCGCCTCCTATGAGATGCGGTCGCTTTAATGTTCGGATTTTTTAAGTCTGGTCGGCATTCACCGTTGTCAGCGTTGAAGGAATCTTGATCGGCAATTTCCCGAGAAAATTCAGTGCCGTTTCCGGTAGAGCGCCTTTGATCTTAACGTATGCGCTCAAAAAATAATAGGCGCCGATCAGAATTAAGATAAAAACCAAAAACGAAATAATTCCCCATTTCCAAATCAGAAGACCGTAATACTGAGAGCGGTATTCATCCCTTTCAGTTTCGACTTTCTTGAAATCATTTTTCAAATCTTGAACTTCGTTCCGGAGTGTCCGGAGCGAATCGATTTCGTCCTCAAGTTGCTTTATTTGTTTTTTGGATTCTTTTGTTTGGGTTGGGCTGGATTTTAGAACCCCCAGCGCTTCCGACTTTTCAGAAATCTGCTCGTCAATCTTCTCGACAATACGGTCAAAGCCGGATGTCGAAGAGCAGGCAGGAAAAAAAATCAGGATTCCGATGACGAAAAGGAATTTAAGATTTTTAAGCATTTCCATCCTCCGTGTTTTGTTTTTTTGTAAGGCGAAGCGAAGCCGTTGGATTTTTCCACTCTCGATAAATATCCAAGGCCATCAGAATGTAGGGTCCGAGGAACATTATTAGTCCTACTCCGGAAAACAACATAAACGTTGGTAGCGTGATTTCTCCGGGTAATACGATTTCCGACGGGTTCTTCGTCACTCGCAGTGCGACCTCAGCGCTTCCGCAAGCAAGAAAGATTAGTATTCCGGGGATTCGAAACATCAAATCATTGAATGAAAATTTTGTTTTTTTGATTCTTTCTTTCATGGTATTCCTTTAATTTACGAGATCCATCATGTGAGTGTCAGTTCGGAAGATGTCTTTAAAGACGCTCGCCGGAAGGTAAGACATGAATCCATCGAGAGGTTTGGAATATCCTTCGGTATAAACGCCGGCTGGATCCGCGACCCATAGCCCGACAATCTTTCCCGTCTCGTCAGTGCGGTATCCCAGGATCGTAATAATGTGTCCTCCGTCTTTTCCGAGGTGGATTCCAATCATAGGCTGTCGTCCTAAGTGAATGGAGATCGCAATTTTGTTTAAGGAACTAAGACCAATCTTAGAATAATCGACGTATGGGATTGGTCTTGAAGCGGGAAAAGCTTCGGACAATACTTGGTTTATGAATTTTTTATGGTTTTCCCAGAAAAACCGCTTATTGTTTTCGAATGTGTCACCGGAGTTAAATTCTCCAACCCGTAACTTTACAGCGAGTTCGTCTACACGTCCGGACTTTATGTATTGATGTCCTGAGCGAATTAAGCAATCTATCAACTGATTTGTGAAAGCAGTATTGGAGGAAATGAAACAATCATTGAACCTTCGCCATTCCTTCGTCCAGATCATGTTTGGGGTACCGTCGGGATTTACGTTGTTCTTTTGGTTGTAAAACCATGCTTCTGACAATACGAAATCGTTCTTAGTAAGTGCGTATTTTTCGCGGTCTATCTTGCGTCTGCCCTCTTGAATAATCATCATCTTCTCCTCCTTAAGAGAATTCCAATTTGTTCGGCCGTCTTTATAATCTCTGAAGGATCGATTTCTATCACCATGTCCTCGTGCCAAGAAACGGAAATAAACCCCTCGATCTTCCCGTTGTTTTCGATTTTTGCGAATAGGTGCGCTTTGATTTCGTTGAATCTGAAAACGTCTTTCCAGCCGGAGTGATCCGGAAGATCTGAGGTTTGTAGGAAAAAAGCTTCGTTCTCGCAAATCGGTTTTATAAGTTCTAAGGACTGAGAAATTTGCTGACTGGAATAGAATTCCTTAAATCTGTACGGGTATGCAATTCCCGGTTTGACAGAAATATTTGTCATAGAGAACTTTTCGATTCCGGTTCCGTTGAAATAGTATTCTCCGTTGTGAAATTGAAAAACTTTTGCCCGGCTCGCACTGTATCGATCCCGAAGAATCGCAAGTCGCTCCTGGACTTCGAAATTCCGATTTAATTCCCGAGGAATCTTCTCTTTGTCTCGTTTGGTTTTAAACCAAACAGTCCACCAATCGAAATATAGTTTGGCCATCGTGCCGATAGCCATAGCCAGAATGAGGCCGCCAACGTTTGAAATTTGCTCGATCACGGTGACTCCCACATCTGTAAAACATCGATCTGCCCGTATTCAGAAAGATCTCGGATCGCATTTTCGTTTTCCCATTTTTTTCCGTACAAAACTAACCCTTGGTTGAACAAATCTAAATCGATTTCATCGGCGAGCTCGGATAGCCCTGAAGCATCAAGGATATGGAATTGGTCATCGGCATCGCGCCAAGGCGGGATTATTTCAATTTTCCCTTTTGAGAGGAGAGAAAGAGTTTTAGAGATATTTTCTAAATACTTTTTCCCGGAGTCCCATTGGGCGTCTAAACACGAAACAGTTCCGCGATACGCTTTGATTTTAGAATTGAAAATTGCACTGTTTTGGTTTAAAAGGAATTCCTTCCACGCAGTGAGATCGATACACCACCCAACTTCATCTGTAAAACGTTGGAATGGAATTTTCATTCCGAACGAATCTATTAACGGCTCCTCTGAAGTTTCTGATTCTGGATCTATTTGATCGTTCCAGTCAAGGAGCACTCGGGAATTTCCGTTTAGTTTGTTAAAAACCATGGAAGGAGTAAACGCCTTTACGACCCCTTCCTCCGAGTCTGCTATAAATTTTTCTCCAATCGGAACAGAATAATACGGAGAAAAAACAACTCGGTGCTTTTCGGGATTGAATTCAGACCATGCTTCCCCTCCCGACATTCGCTGTGGTTCCGAATTTACCCAAAGGACTTTCGAGTTCAGTTTGTCTAAAATGTAATTCACAATACCCTCACCTTCTGTTTTATTGCGACATACGCAGGCGTATTTTCATCCCCAAATCGAGGTGGACCATTGATCCCGTCAGTTGTGGGAATTCCTATTGGAGTTGAAATACCGAATGTATTTCCATCGGCCATCGAAGTTCCTGGTTTCATTCGTAAATACTTATCGTCAGTTCCATGAAGATGCCCTTGCCCCTGGTCCTGTCCCTCGAAACCAACGGCTCCGCCGTTATAATTCCCATTCGCCGCTTTCGCTCGTGAGCCGTGGACTCCAGCGCCTCTTGCGAAAATTCCTCGGCGATCAGGAAGGTTGAAAGTAGTCGTTCCATCGCCGAAGTTGTATTCAACATTCGTTATCATCGTTCCAGATTGAGTTGCTGTAAGATCGATTACGGCTCCAGTTGGCGTGGCCGAAATTTGGAAATCATTCGTAGTCGGATTTCTCACGTAATATTTTGTGCCGGCCGTTACTCCTCCCCCTGTGAAGGAAAATTTTACGAGCTGGCCTTCGGTGCATCCGTGTGATGCTGAATTGATTCGATCTGTTGCAGGTGTGATTGCGGAAACGTCTTTATGAATCAAGTTCCAGAGATCGGATGAAGTCGATCTTGAAACCGATTGTCCGTTAGGAATTTTATACCTCGCAGGTTCGAGTTGATCGAATGGATCCTCGAGGACGCACCCGATTGGAATCGGATCGATCACAATCGCACCGGTTTGTCCGTTAACTGAAGTTACAGGAAAAGAAATTGTGACTACGCCGGTTAGTCCGTTTACGGACGTTACCGAAGCCGAGGAAGGTGGTAGAAATCCAACTGGGATTTTCCCTGAAACTAACGAGGGAACGAGTGTTCCGATATCGGCCAGATTCATCTTTCCGGCCAATGAATTTATGATCGTCGTGGCAAAATTTGGATCATCTCCCATTGCATCCGCGAGCTCTTTTAATGTATCCAACGCTCCGGGTGCACCGTTGATCAACCCGTTCAAAGCTGTCTGGATAGTTGATACAACCCAGTCTTTCCGGGTCGCGTGTGAATCAATCGTAGGAGGATCAAGTAGGGAAAGCGATTTTACGCCGGAAATATTTTCTGAAGCGTCGATTCCTATACCAGATTCCAAAACCTGAAGGGCATTGGACCCCGACTTCAGGAGTTTAGAACCTGTAAACGGATTGAGTTTTGAAAGTTTGTTTTCGTTCAACCAACGAAGGCAACGATCGACAGTAAGGTTCGCGGCGCTTAGGATCACGGTCCAATAGCTGGCCGCCACTCCAACAAGAGACGAACCTTTCCCGTCGGCGGTCGAAATCAAATTTGCATAGATGTCGTTTATCACTACGGGATCAACGGTTTCGTCGGTCCTGGAAATTGTAGCCTCGAGTTTGAACAATCCTTTGTATTCATAGGTGTGTTCGATTCCGTTACGGATTACAAGCAAGTCGTAATAATAACGTCCCCCGCGAAGGCCACGTGTCTGCGCAGGAAGAAGACGAAGCGGAACGCGTCCGTTTGCCCAATCGGCCAGCGGATCAGACGGTGAAAGATCGATCGATATAAGAGGCTTCGTGTCCCACGGATTTTCCTTAACTTGGAAAATGATAATTGCGAAAGGATCCGTGATCCCCAAAATTCTTTCGAAAATAAACACTTTCGATTCGTTTTGAAGGTGTTCGAGGTCGCGCTGATTTGCCATTATTTTATTTGTAAGATCCCTTTGTATTCAACGCTTGAAGACTTCCCATCCGGGTAGTGTGCGTCTGCTCTTTCCACCAATACGTCGAAGCTATACGCACCGTTACGAATCGATTCGATTTCTGATCGAGGCTTTGTTAGTCGAATCCCTGAAGGCTGGACCAGAACTGTAAATACTCCCACTCTAATCGGCTCACCGGAATCTACCACGCCGAATTCGCTCTTCACGGTTGCCCCAAGCAGATTGAGAGCTGGAAGGAATACCGAGAAATCCTCTCCTTTTGAAATTTCTAAATTTATTTCTGTCATCCTTACACGTCCGTCGTCCATTGAACGAGGATCCATCTCATTAATCCGTGAGATGGATGCGTCCAACGGAATTGATATTCTTGTAATACGCGATCATCGATGATTTGAAAGTCTGAGGATCCGTTTCCATAAGGTCCTACTCCAGCGATACCTGTATTCACGTTATACCAGAACAGCATTGATTTCCTTCCTGCGCCAACGTAGCTTTCCATTCCGAGAGTTCCGGGAGAATCGAGACCATAGTCTCGTTCACGCAAGGAAAACTTATCCCACTTCACAAGTGCGAGAAGCGGATTTAATTTAGAATTGATCGTCGCGTCTGCCGAGGTTCGACTCGTGACTTCAGAGACTAACGCTTGATGGACGGAGTCGAGTTGAGAATAGTTTACGGCATCAGTTGGATTTGTACCTGCGGCGAGGTTTAGAATCTTTTTAAGATCCATATTCAAATCACCGAGCATAGGTAGAGAACCGTCACGAGAAAGTTTTTCTAAGAGTGTGATGTCCTGGACGTATTTCTGGTTTTCAAAAGAATTTACCGGTCCGCAAGGTTCGTACCAAATGCGGAAGGATTCACCGTCGTTCACCTCATCGAGAATGATTAATCCATCTCTGGAAAAAACATCGTTGTGGTAGTTGGAATAAAATTGCAATGGTCCCGGTTGCACGACGACTTCCGTAAAGTTTTGGTTATCGGAAACCCTTTGGACTTTGAGAGTCGAAACGGGAGTTCGTTTTTCTGGAACTTCGTCCAACCGGAAGCCGTAGGTTCCAGTTCCCAAATACTCCTCGATTTCCCCGCAAACTTTTATTTCAGGTTCGTCTTCGGTAATCACTCCGTAGATAAAACGTTTAAGTATTGGGTGGTATCTATGGTTCAGCTGCTTGCTCATTACTTTTCCTTGAGTGCGAGGCGTTGGTTGTAGACCAGCGCCATGGTAGCCGCGAACTTGCTGTCGAGCGAAGAACGTGGACGTCCGAATTCCAGTTCACAATAACGCTTTCTAGGTTCGATATTTGTGACTACCCGTTCGAGAGACGTGGTCGTATGCTTTCGGCTATACGACTGAATTGAAATTTCATCGATATAAACTTCTGTTTCATTCGGAGCGTTATCGACTCGAAAGCCGATCTCCCCCAAGTATTCGAGATTCGTTGCAGAGATTTCGATTTTAAATCTTTGAAAGGATACGTTCTGCGGAAATGGTATCGGAACGTGATGGTCTTCCGCTGAGTTTTTTCCAAATCCAAACGTGAGGTAGCTCCCGACTTTGTTTGCGTGTCCATAAATGAAAAATTTCCGAGCCTGTAGAAACCTTCGTCCGATCGGAAGTTTCATCCATTTTCCATTCGATACCAAGCCTATTCCGAGCTTCATCGATTTGAAACCGGTCACGAGAACTTCGTCGCTTAGGGAAGCCGAAATTTCCGGAGCGATGTTCCAACCCGAGAGGTCGTCCAAATCTGTTAGGATGTTTTTGTAAAATCCCCAAGGGGAAACGATCGAATATTTCCCGAATTTCCAGTTTTTAAACCGGATCATTTTCGTTGAAAATCTTTCAACTGGATCTTTTTTTTCCGCCAGCTTCTTATCCGCGATGGTTTGGCAGATCGCTTTGTCGAAATAATTCGGAACATCGATTTCATCTTCAAAGAGTCCCCACTTCTTGACGGAAGTTGGATCCTCCGCCCAGGCGGCCAAACCCCAGGATTTGTTTTCTACGTCCCGATCCTTTGCCCTGTTTACTTCAACGTGGTTTACGATTTCGTCCAGGTCTTCATCCTTCTCAAAGTTCGCGTCTTCCGGAGCGTAGATTTTCTCTATCAAATTCGGAGGATCCGGACTAAATACAACGAGACCGTTCGCGTCGACCCAGAGATACCATCCCGGAACTGCTTCCCTAATTTTATCGAAGGCTTGAGCAACGGTCATCTTTTCAAAATCAAGCCTACCTCCGAGAAGGATCCCTGTAGAGTTTTGGATCCTCGAAACAGATCGAGAAATCCCCTTCGCCTTCGCGCAATACTCTGATACGATTTGTTTGACGACGTCGGACATGAGAGCAGTCGGCGTTGTCCATACGGTAGGGATTACCGTTAGAAGTCCTTGTGGTATTGTTTGCGCCACTCCATCAGGCTTTAACGCAACAATCTGATTTCCTCCCGTAGAAATTACGTTATATCTTCCGTTATTTTTTGAATCGAAAGCGTCCGTAATAAAAAAGAAATTTCCTGGAATGACAGACTCATGAACTGGGGCGTTTAGCTTTATGACAACATTCACTCCCGCGATTTCTATTTTTTGAATTTCGTAGAGATGCTTTCCGGGAGCGGGTTTGATTTTGATTTTCTTTAGGCGCTCTCTAAATCCGAAACATTTGAATTCCAGCTTTTGCGATTTTCCAAAACCCTCGGTTGGATAATTATACACGTATCCACCCCAGACATCCTCTCCTTCGATCGTAATCTTGATTCTCGTAAATCTCTCGATCGGAAAATCCGGCATCTTGTTGAGTTCAAAAGTTAGATCCCGGCAACCTTGGCGGTCATTCTCATAACGAATCTTTGTCCATTTTGTATTTTGAATATTTATAGGAATAGAGCCTAGCAGAGTTCCAGAAATGGTGGAGACGTCGATTCTTCCATCCTCCCCATTGCCAGGGTCCTCGTATGATTCGAAAGTCTGTAGGGGAAGCTGTTCGGACCACATTGTGGATCCAAACGAGCCGAGTCCGCGAAGCGCTAATTTTTTTACCGCGAAACCCATTATATAAAAAACCTTGGTCTGAATTTTAATGTAAGTTCGATGCTTCCAGTTCCTTGGTATCTAATCGCGCGGTCCCTTCTGCCAATTGCCATCCATCCACCGTCAGTAATCATCCATTCATTTTCTGAGACAATTTCCGATCCGGCTTTTCTGTGGAGCGCCTTACCGTCCACGCAGTCGATCGTAATAACGTCATTCGTCGTGAAATCGATTTGTTGAATACGGATTGATTGACTGCCACGGAATTCTCCGGTTGCTTTATCGATTCTTCCGATATCGATTGCAAAATCAGGATTAGGATTAAGAGCCTTGATTTCAAAAATAGGCTTAACCTGTACCGAGTAGCTTGGAAGTGAAAATGTCTTAAAATCCTCGCTGTTCAAGGTAAAGATTTCTTGGTTTGGTTTTGCGTTTTCCCAGAGTGCGTCGATTAATCGAAACTTTATTTCTCCGTTTACGATCCTATTTTCTAACCCCTCTCCGGTTTTTGGGTCGAAGATGGTTGTCATAACCTTCGCTCGGATTTGATTATCTATATCCTCAATCCAGAAATCTCCGTCTTCTTCGGGTTCGGAAAAGAATGCTCCGATTTCGTCGATCACTATCCGTGCATCAAGATCCCTTGGTTTCCCGTTTGTATAAGTGAACTTTAGAGTAAATTCCCTTTTGCTTTGTTTCGCATCTCCAACGAAAACCGATCCCCATTCGCCCATCTTCTCGCGGTATTCTCCGCTGGTCTCGATTGGTGAATGGACTGGAATCATAGACTCGGTTTCAATCTCTTCAAGCAGTTCCGTAAGGTATTCGCCGTGTTTATTGTAGATTAAGTATCTCATGCGGCGATTGCGGACTTGATCCTTCCGACGATGTCGGTGCAAAAGCGATCTACTAAAGTATCGTAGTCCATTCCGTAAATTTGGTTTGTAGCGCTCACGTTTACGTTGTTGATCGTGTCCCCTCCGATTGATCGTCCTTCGTTAATAGCTCTCAATGTGTCGTAGTGTCGTGCAGTCGCGCGCTTATTTACCATGAACTCACCGCCTTCGGCGTTGATGTTAACTCCTCCCTGTTCGTGTGAAGGACCATTGATCGGACCTCCGTAACGAAATACCGGAGGCATAGGAGGCGGTGTCGCCGCAACAGCGGCCGCTGATATGCTTCCGGATGATATGATCATAGCGGACAGCATCGTCGACATCGCTGGGCCGATTACAAGACCTGCAATGCCGGTTTGTGAGGCGATAAGAACGCCAGCGGCGATCGCGTTCATTACTCCCATTGCGACTTGCATTCGGATTGCCGCAAGTTGGGCCATTTTCCCAGCATTGAACGCATATAGATTGGCTGCGTATTCGAGCCATGCGAATTTTTTCTTTCTTTCTTCTGCTTCCTTGGCGGCCTGCTCTTCTCTTGCTTTCTTATTCGCTTCGAGTTTTTTTTGCTCGTCATCAAGTGCTTTTTTTGTCGCCGAGTTCTTGGCGGCAGCCGCGTCTTCCTGCGCCTGAATGTTATCGAGCGCGGCTTGATGATCGTCTTCATAACCCTGCTCGAACATTCCTTTTATGGAAAGCTTATCCTGTTCGAAGGCCTCGAGTAAATTCAATAGATCGATTTGCTTTTGCTCTTCGTCAGCTTGCTTCGTCTCGATCGCGAGTTTATCCGCCTCGTATTCTGCTTGTCTTCGCGCGATTGCCTCGAGAAAGTCCGCGTCTTCTTCAACTTTCTTTCTATTCCTATACTCGCGTTCGAGTTCCTCTCTTTTATCTTGGAAGGCTTGTTCTTCAGCAAGGATCGCATCGTTCTTGTCTTTTATCTTTTGGAGTTCAGCATCGATGAGATCTGATTCGCGTTGTAATTCTTTTTGAGCTTGCTTATCGAAATACTCTTGGAGCCAATTTGAGACCGTAGTAACTCTTTGAGCCTTTGCTTGTGCAAGTTGAGCCTTTGCCTGAATGATAGCTACTGCTTGGTTAGCAATATCGCCGAGCATCGACAAACCGCCCTTGATTGCCTGTCCGAACTCAGTATCGAAGAATTTTTTTATAGCAGGAATTCCCTCAGAGAGGGAATGGATTAACGGTTCAAATGTGCCTGCGGAGAATTTGGAGATTTTAGGTTCAATCTCAGCCGTCATCTTGACGGGGGTTCCATTTTCACCGAGTGCCTTCTTAAGGTTTGCTTTCGAAACGTTTGAGCCGTCGGGGAATTTCGCTTCAACTTGGATTTGAACTTTTCCATGTTTATCCGAAACGAGTTCTCTATTTACTTCCGCGCCTAAATCGCGGAGCTTTTTCATAGCAGTGAACGCCTCTTCGGATTTATCCGCGTCATATCCAACTTTAAACGTCAATGCCTTGGAACTTAGTTGTTCCATTCTTACATATGAATTTATCAATTCGTCCAAGGAGGCTTTGATTTCGCCGGTAGTTTTACCGAAACCTTTCCCGCTCTCTGAAGTTTTCTTGAACTCCGCGCTTAATTTCTTGAGCTGATCGATGCGTGAAAAGTCCGCGAAGTTTGTTCCGTTCTTTAATTGAGCATCTGTTATCCCTGCTTGTCGGAGTGAAACCATAAGTGTTTCAAGCTCTTCCTTATATTCCTCAACGTTTCCTTTCCCGACCATGAGTTGTTTTCCGTAAGCTTTTAACCCATCCAATCGTTTAAGTTCTTCCGCTGTCAGAGCTCGCGTAAGTTTCATTTCAGAATTGGCAGCATCCATCGCACCTTTCCGGGCGTTCTCAGCTTCCTCAGCTCGGTTCTTCATATATAGGAAGGCGGCCCCGAGTGCCATGACGGCCATCGTTAAAAGTCCAATTGGACCAAGCATTGCGTTGAAGGACAATCCCAAAGAGGTGAGAACCGGAGCAACCATCTTCGCGGCCACAATCAAACCACTCGCTCCCATGATCACGGAAAGGAGTCCTGTCAATCCGACGGTAAGTTGTACGATCGTTTTGAAGAGAGCCGGGTTTTCCGTTCGCCATTTGAGAATTGCGTCAAGGGTTGACTTGATCGCGGCGACAGCGGCTTTAGCCATGTCGGCGAAATCGTCTCCGATTCCTTTTTTCAGGGCGTCGACGGTATCGAGAAGGTTCGAGATTTGACCCTCCCAAGTTTTGGAGATTGCGTCCATCGATCCGGCAACGCCTTTCATTTCCCCGAAGGAAAGAATCGCTTTCGTGATCGCTTCGTCAGTTTTCTCGACTGTCTTAGAAACTCCTTTGAAGGAGAGGGTTACTTTATCCCCTGCCGAAGAACCACGGATACCGAACTCCTTCAAACGTTCGAACTCTCCGGTCATCGCATCGAGAGCCGCTTCCGTAATCATATCGAAAGACTTGCCTTGAGAGGCGGCTATGTCTCCGAGTTTGATCAATTCGTTTTCCGTAGGAACGATTCCTCGGTTTGCGAGTTTGATAAAGGATGAAGTGAGTTCGTTGACTCCGAATGGAGTTTTTGCGGCGAGTACCGCGATCATATTCATGGAGGCGGCCGCTCGTTGCTCGTCTCCTAAAGTGTTTTTAAGAACCGCGCGATACTTCTCATAGGCGCCAGAAACTTGGAGCGCGCCTTGAACCATTCCGCTCACTGCCGTGATGGCAACGGAAACACCGAGAACTTTTAAGAGATCTCCCCAGCTCGATTTTGCTTTGTTCGATTCGCTTTGAATCGTTCCGGTCGCTTTCGCGATAGCCGCCTCGGTTTTCTTTATGTCTGTGATAATCTTATCGGCTCGTTCACTTCCTACTTTTGCGTTCCCGAGGATTCCGTTTAATCTCTCCAATCGGGTGCGGAGATCGTTGAGCGTGTTCCCTGCTTTGGATGTGCTCTTTTGAATTTTATCAAAAGCTTTCTCTCCGACATTGGACAAATCAGTAAAGGCGTGTCCGCCCTGGCCCACCAAGTATAAGACTCGACGGAAACCTGAATCGAAAGGTGCGGTATCGAACTCGATACCAGCGACTACTGACTCGACTGTGGCGGAAGATCCACTCATGAAAAGATATCGATAAGGTCAGCCGATGGAATCGGCTTGGCCTCTTTGATCTCCCGTAGAATTTTTGGTAAAGAAATCATTTTATCGTAAAAACTTTGAAGCTCGCAAAAGTGATCGTTGTAGATTTTATCCGAGATTCCGGACGCGGCGAGAGTATCGTTTATGTATTCAAATCGCCTTTCGCTATCTACAATCTTGGCCGCTTTGTATCTCCAAACCCTCCCATACGAATTCCAAGACTTTATTTCCTGTTCAGAGTATTTCCATCTGCGGAAACGTTCATTTTCGATGATTCTGAGTGTTGTGGCTTCTTCTTTCTCCGCCTGTTCTTTCTGTTTTTTTTTACATACTCTTCCGATGTATATTTTTTTAGGTCAGGCTTTTCGGATTCTCCACCAAGAGTTGCAGTGACAAGGTATTGAATGAAGACGTTTATCTGATCTTTAGGAATCCGATCAATCTCAACGAGGTGCTTGTCTAAATCGGGAACGGCCGCCTTACAATAATCGTAATAGTAGCGGACCACATCGGATCCAGCTTTTCGAAACCTATCGAGCAGATCCAATTGTTCAGAACTAAGTTCTCCGACTGGCGTATGAGAAAATGGATCAATCGCGTTTTTGAGATTGTCCATCTCCTTGCGTTTGTCTTGATAGTCTTCGGTGATTTTGTCGAGAGTCGCCGCTCGCATAATACCGGTTCCATCATAAGTGATGATCGGATATCCCGTTCCGTCCGGTCTGATGATAGTAACCTTGTTGGGTTCGGCTCTGAATTGAAAGCTGCGATTCTCTGACATTTTACTTCTTCCTTTTCTTCAGATACTTCTCTACTTCTTGCACGGCCTCTTCACGAGAAGGACATCCGCGGTGGATCAGAATTTTTTTCTCCCGATCGCATACTTTGAAAGTTCCGAAACCGTTATCCTCGATCCAATCCGGATATTTCAATTCCGGCTTTTCATTCTTCCCCTTTGTTTCAGGGGAAGTGTTCGTTTGTTCTGCCATTGGTTGCGTCTCCTTTTACGCGACGTCGAAAACGACGCCTCCTGGGTTGATGGATGCGATGACGGGGCGGCCGTCGATAGTTCGCTTTTTGTCTGGATACGCCATCGCGTCCAGGGTCAAAGCTACTTGGCTGGTAGCGTTACGCTTTTGGTCGGAAGCGAATTTGAATTGGAGCAACCAGAAGTCAAAACGGTCTCGAGGATTTTTGGAGATCGCCTCGCCTTCTCCGTATGCAACCGCAGAAAATCTTCTCGCATTTGCTTTGAAGTTGTATCCGATCGGACGAACGAAACTCATCGCATCGATTTCCCCTTCCGTATCGCGCGTAGGAATAGCGGCTCTCGGGATGATCATAGATAGACGCTCCAAACTCAATTCTCCGAGCGCAAGGGAAATTGACCAATCGACGCCGCTCGTGAAATGATTCGCTTCGCTTTCGCCTTGGCCTGCGAATTTGATAGGCGCGACTTTTTCTTCGAACTTAATCGTGATTCCGTCTTCCGTCGTTTCCCCCATGTCTACGAGTTCCCACTTCCGTCCGGTTGTGAGAGCAGGAACGGAAAGGAAAAGATCCGCGCGGGTTCCGTCCGGTTCTACATCCGCATTCCCCATGCGAATAGACGTCGTATCGATTTCTTTGATAAAAATTAGAGTGGCCCTTGGTAGCGTTTCGAGTCGGAGGTAGTCACCTGGACTCAACTTTGCAGTGAGATCTGCGGAGGTTGCCAGGGAATTTGAAGTTACTCCACCTGTGCTGAACGTTGGAACGAGAAGAGGTTGAGGTTCTACTCGGTGAAAAGCGCGCAGAGGTCCGACTTTGCCGTCCTTCTGCCCGAAAAGATTAATCCCGCCATTACCGGGAATCGGGTCTACAATTAAACTCATGGTTGGAGGAGTCTCCCTGTTACGTTATAGTTTATCGAAAACTGAAATAATCCTTTATCGAGAAGACCGAGTGGATACGGCTCATCGATCGGATTGATTCGAGCTAAACGTATGGGAACGATTCCGGGAGGAGTTGAAGGAAGGCCGGCACCTTCCGAGTCCAGGATAGACGCTGGAACGTCGAAGAAAAGATTAAATTCTTCTCTGATTGCATTGTAAATTATGAATGCAGTTTGTCGAGCGAGTTTTTCATTTACGTCCTGAACTATGATGTTCACGGATCGGGTCGTATGTTGTACCGAATACAAATCCGGAACGTTACCCGGTCTTCTCTGCACAAGGATATACTTATTCGGAGTGTTCGCATTCACGGTTTCTTGATAGATAATCGGCGCAAGCTCCGGCAACCGAGTTCTAAGAAGGAATGTGAATATCGGAGTAACGTCTAAGTATTTTCTCAAAACTTACGTCCCTCCAAACGTTTCGATATCCCCTTAGCAAAGACGGGAAGATAAACAGGACCGGTGTATTTCTGAATCTTTGTCGAGAGCCAGAACGGTCCCCTACCTACCATAGAGGCTTTCTTCACGATCGGATTTCCATCGACATCTTTTCGTTGTGAGACAGCTCGTGGAACTGCCTTCGGATTATCGTGAAGAGCGGCGGCATACTTCGCGGTAAACCCCACAAGCAGACCGAGCCGTTTAATTTTTTCCATAGGAAAAGGTAGATAGACTTTCCCTGAATTCGGATCTTCCGGAACCGTTTTTTTCGAAAGAGGATTCTCGATCGCTTTTCTTTGATAAACCCCGATCGTGGAGGAACCTTGGAGAAAGCCGGTATCAAGAAAGGGTTTCGGTTCTTTATTTATCGCGTCGTTTACGACCAAGGGACCGACGTCCTGTTCTAAGGATTCTTTCGCGGCATCGCGGAACGCTTCCTTATAAGCGACCAGTCCAACGATGTGTTTCGTCACATCAAATTTTACGCGAAAGGTCATGTTACATAGAATTGAACGTTCCTGAGATACCTTCCGGCTGGCGGCTTCACATCGTGAACTTTAAACCAATCCGTTTCTTTAGGGAGTTTTATTTCCCACCCTTTGCTTTCTGTCACTGGCAACTCTTTCGGCAATGCCCCTTCTGCTACGCAGACGAAAAAGGACGCGATAGTCTGTCCTCCATCCTTTCCGGTAAGAACCTTTGAACTTGCTTGAATGTGAGCCTCTACAGAATACGGCTTTTCCGTTCCCGGAACGATATTGCTATCGTTATCGTAAACCGGTCTCCTGAGTTGGATCGTGGCGTTGATCAAGAACTTCTGCATTAGGCGGCACCCTCATCCGGATACGGATTGAAACCGAGGAGCTCGACGACATCGAAGAAGATACAAATCACGTGCAGACAATTCCTGTGAAACGGTGTCCACTTCTCAAGCTTCTTGTATTTCTTGGATTTCCCGGATATCGAATAGATATGTCCTTCGTATTTCTGACAAATCTCAGTATGCGTATTGTGATCCGAAACCTGGACGAGATCGTTCCCCGAATGCTCGGCGTATTTTTTGACACCGGCGGTTTGCGCTTCCCGCAGACGCGTGCGCGTGAGCATTTCGGAATACGCCTCAACGTTGTAGTTTCTTCCGTTGATCTCGAGGTAGTTTCCTTCCGGAATTCCCGCTCGTTTCAACTTCCGTTTGAAAGCGGTTTCAAGGTTCTTCTTCGCTGTCTTCCAATTCGCATCCGTCAGGATTCCATCGGCTAACTGCTTATTGATTCGCGTTTCCTCGAGAACCTTTTGTTTCGTCGCCTTGAACACAGACTCGATCTTCTTTTTTCCTCCGGAAGCGGCCGCCTCCAGGTAAGTGAGAGAGTCCTCATAAATCGCGTTCACTACATTCGTATCGGTGAACGGTCCGGCGAGTCGGGTAAGTTGTCGGGAGAATCTCGGGTCTTTCTTCAAACGAGAATAGACCCGATCGGAATTCAGAACGAAATCCGCGAGAGTTGTTCCTTGGACGAAGCCCTTTTCGGCAAGACTCGGAAATCCGTCTTTCCAGATTTCAACGAGATCGTCCAGGATCGTAGTCGCTTGAGCGAGGCGCTCCTCCCAGTATTTCCGGGAAGAACTTCCGTTCTCGATCGCAGATTTCACGAGTTTGTCGAGTCGGCTTTGAACGGTCTTGAAGTTGGACAGGAGGAGTTTGTATTCCTCCTTTAACTTTTTGGTATCGAACGGGTTCTTTCGAACGACGCCATCCGAATCGAGAAAGTCATACTCCCAACCTTCGCCCGGTTCCTTTGCCATTTTAACGCACCCTCAACGGTCTCCGAAGAGATGTGATCACATGCCAGGGTTTCAAAAGGTTGATAACCCGATCGGGCCAACCTGGAAAGTTCGAGTCGCGGTATCCGTCGGCGTTTGCCATTTTCAAAACGTTCGGAGAAAAGTAAGATTCTTCGTAGTCGTTGGATTTTACTCCAGCGAGAGAAGGATCTCTTTCCGTCTGAGCGTTGATACGGAAATACGCGAGTTCGAACACGGCGCGTTTTAGCTTTCCAGATTGGTGATCGTTTTCTGAAATTCGTAACTTTGGGTGAAGCAGGATATCATCCTCAGCGACGAGGAGCAACGCACGCCGCGCCTCGGTCGGTTTGGTTTTCCAATCCGCTCGGTTTCGAGCGAGATTGTATTCGTCTGCTTCGTTCAAGGTTACGATCACGGGAGTTTACGCTAAGTCCAATTCCAAGATTTGATCCGTATCTCCGATCCCCGCACCTCTCCAAGAGTATCTTGCGAGTGCGTAATTCAGAGTCAACGGATCCGTTACAGCGTATTCTTCCATCTCGGATTCGATTCCCATCTGGATTTTTCTACCTGGAAGGATGATCTTTACCTTGTTCTCGTCCGGAATAGCTTTCGAGTTCCAAGTGTAAAGCGGATTGAGGTTCCAATCCAACGCTTGTTTGCTACCTTGAATCGGTGCTACCAGCGTGTTCAATACTTTGGAAATCTGAGATTTCTTTTTTGGAGATGCGAGAACGATTAGGCTCGGGTTCGTCATGTTTCCGTAAGGGCGTGGACTTAACCTTTCAGCCAATTTCGCACATCCGAGGTTGAATAAACGAATGTGATTTTCCGTCTCGGAAAGACCTGAGACAGTTGAGAAGCCCTGGAAGTATCCGTTCGTTCTTCCTAACTGTGCAGCACCGTCCAAAAGAACACCGTGATTATCACCCATCAGTTGATAATAAGCAAAACGGAACTCTTTCGCGGCATCGATGATTCGCCAAATCTTACGATAGCGAATCGTGTCGTCGTTTACGCCCAGAGCGGCTCCAAATCGATTCAGTTTTACGGTCATCGCGTCGCCGGTAATTCCGCCGATTTCTACTCGCTCACCTTCGACGAGCCTTTTCCAAACGATCCCGGAATGGATGTTTGCAATCTCGAAGTAATCGAGGCCTGGAGTTGTAGGAACCTGATCAAAGATCGCGTTGAAAAACAAATCGATCTCAACGTCAGAATCAACATAGACGCTTACGTTATCCGTGAACAATTCGGGAAGATCCCCCTTCACTGTTCCGCCAGTAAAAGCCTGCAAAACCTTCTTGTTATTTTTGAATGCTTGCAGTTTCTTTTTCGCCATTCTTTCCGGACGACCGACGAAGTGGTCGAGCAGTTTGTTCATGTCCTGTCTGGCTTCGATACGGAGACCCGCTTCTTTTCTTGGATCTTTGAACGCTTGTAACGCGATCCAGAACTTTTTTTCCTCACCTGGTTCGATTAAAAAATCAGGCATTCTTATACACCCAGAAGGCCGTTAAAATAAAGACGGACTTCAGTATCGTTCGCCGCGGATGCTTCTAAGGCCATTCCGCATTTTGTATTTCCGGAAACTACCTTGGTAAGTCCGGAGCCATCTCCTGCCCAGTAAAGCGTATCGAATTGAGCGAAGACTTCCGCAGGATTCGATTTCGATCCGTTTGCACGGTCCGCTTGAACGTGGGCGGTCACAATCTCACCGGCTTTGCCGTAAGCATAAGCGGCGTATAGAATGTTCCCGACTTTGACGACTTGACCTTTTTGAAGGTCGCCGACTGGAGCTACGACTTGTAGTTGTGGCGCTTCGCCTGGAAGGGCATCGATTTTAATGTATGCCGCCATTACTTCGCCTCTGTAGATTCTTCGGAAGAAGCCGACTTGGTTTCGTCCTTAGATTTCGTTTTTGTAGACTTCTCGCCCTTCGCCTCTGTAGATTCTTCGGAAGAAGCCGACTTGGTTTCGTCCTTTTTGGACATCGCTTCCTTGAGATCCTCACGAATTGGATTGAGCTTGGTGTCGAAGTCGTTTAGAGTTAATTTGCCCATACGGCACCTCGAATTTTTAGTGACGTATGGGAACGAGTTTGGGGAGTTTGGAAGGTGCCCAACACACCGAGGCGGGGAGTCTGCCCGTACAGATGATTAATAAATAATCAATTTTTCTAATGCGTCAATTCTTTTATCTCGCGCAGATAAGAATCCAGAATTTCACTTCCTTCTCTTCCGTCTCTGCAATCGAGGTAGGATCCGCCGGCCGAACTTGAAGTGAAGTCAGCCCCCCTTCTTTGGAAAAAAAACCGTTATCCGGAATCTCGTATGGTTCCCCGTTAATCGTTAGCGTGAATGGAGCTCTCTTCCCCTTGATGATCTTACTTCCTGCTAACAGAGAACTTTCGTTCCATTTGCACTCTATGTCTATTCGCTCGATATTTTCGAACTCAGAGAGATCGATGGCCTTGTATCCTTCCGAGAATTTTGCTCTGAAGCTCTCCTGAGTTCCTTCCTCAAAACTGTATAACGATTCGATCGGTTCAATATAATTTTCGGTCAAGATCGCGTCAGTCTCGCTGTCGATGATGTCTATGCTTGTACGGATCCGTGCAGTTTTCAAAGGGATCAATCCTCGTCTTTTGGAAGAGTCAACGTGCCTTTGCGAGATCCCTCTTCTTCTTGCTCTTCTTCCTCTTCCTCGAGATAGCTTTTTTCTTCAGTGGTTTCCTTAGTCGCTTCTTTCCCTTTTCCTGAAGAATCCTTGAACCAGTCTTCACGCATTTTGTTTGCCTGGTCGTCGCCTTGATAACGCGCGATAACCTTGAGCTCTGATTCCACAATCTTGTCCACGTATTGCGAAATGGCTTTGTTCTTGTCTGATTTATAAACTTCGAGGTCGAGTTCTTGGATCCGAGATTCCAGTTCCTTCTTCACGGCCTCGGGCATCTTCTTACCTTTAATCGAATCAAGAACGGACGAAATTGTTCCGCTTCTCTCTGCTCTCGTAGCGTATTCCTTTCTCTCCTTTTCGATCTCGACAAGAGAATTGTTAACTCGGTCCTGATGATCGTTCAGAAGTTTTCGAATCGATTTCTCGCCGTTTTTATAGTGTCCGCGGCCGGTTCCTTTAGCCGTTTCATCCTCGATAAAGTCGGGCATGTAACGGTTATCGGGGAAGATCATTCCGACCATAATTCTTTCGTTTGCAGTGACCCATTCACGCACGATGTCGGTGTTGAGTCCTGCCATGATTTCTTCTTTAGTGGGCATTTGTGTTGTTCCTTTTGGTTTTTCTTCGGTTTGGTTTTGGTTGAATGCTTGCAGTTCCGAGAGCGCACGGACGCCAGGAAATCCAGGTGTATCGCTTTTGGATTCACCGAGTGCGATTGCCGAGATTGAATCGATCGCTCGTCCGATAAATTCCGAGATCCGCGAGGAGGACTTATCCTCTTCGAGATCCGCGTCGAATTCGATCGAGATGATATCCTTTTTCTGAACAAGGGATTTTTTCGATTCGGGAAAAGACAATTCAGTTAAGGACCGAATCGAACAGGGTGAAATCGCAAAGATCATCGATCTCGAGATTGATGGAAAAGCAACGAAGGCTATTATCGGAGCTTTTCCCGAATCGAAAAAATCCCTTGTTCAGAAAAAGGATATCATCTCGATCGAATTCGACGCGGATCTCGAAG